AGGAGTGACCCCTCCAGACGGTGCAGAGGATATCGCAACCCTTGGGGGATAAGAATACCCTCCACCTCTGTTAGTAACTGTTATAAACCTTATTCCGCCATTAACTATTCCTGCATAAGCAGTTGCTGTTATACCAGTTCCAACGAGAGTGAGAGTTTGACTCAATCCAAATCCAATAGATGGATTATCTGAATCGGATCCAGAATCAATACCTCCAATATTATCATCAATATCAGATATGTTGGTATCGATAATTTCATCTTCATATCTGAATAGTTCACACCTTAATTCATAAGTATAAGTTCCCTGCAGTTGATAAAATGGAACTTCATGCTCGACATACTTGATTTCAAATAATCTGTCACCTAGAGGAAAATAAATTAAATCTCCTTCCTTAGGTCTAGATGATAATTTTATATTGGGTTCATTTGTTATTAAAGGCCTAATATAAGTTTGAAATCTCTCTCTAGATATTGTTAAAGTTAATTCATTAAGAGCTTGAATTCCAAATTTAGAAAGAATGGTTGGATTATTCCCATATCCCTCATAGTTATTAACATAAGCTTCTATAGGGTATGCATCATCAAACATAGACTGTATTACTTCCTTTATTACAGTCTTTTCAGTCAAATATTTTCTTGGTAAATAATGAACTTCGACACCATATATTTTCAACTGTTCATTAATTAAATCTTGTATTAAACTTTTTTCCGAAGGAGATCCTTGTTGAAAAAATGGATTTAACATATGATTAACCGATCATGTCTAATGGAGGTAGTTCATATGTGCTAGACATTTTTTCCATTAAGATATCTATCTCTCTTTGAGCATCGTCATATATTTGCCTTCCATTTAATTCAACTCCACCGGGCAGTTTAACTCCTTGGAATTTAATTAAATTTTGACCCCATTGAAGTTTTATTAGAGATGTTAAATATGGTTTAATGAATGAGTCATTCCAAACTCTACCATAATCACCAGGATCTAAAACAGCATAACAGTCAATAATTATATAATCTCCTTCATTTACTGCACCCCAATCTATATCCAAATATAGTCTATCTTGTCTTTTATTAAATCTTATCTGCTTTTGCGTTGACAATAAGAAATCTAGATCCTCAAGATATGTTTTAACCATAGCATATGATAAAAGTTCAGTTGTTCCCCAATAATATATGTCATTTAAGAATAACTGATATTTTACACTAAACATATTGTGAGTTATAGTGTTAGTTCCATCATATTGGAATATTTTGTTCACACCAATAACTCCAGGCGGAACTTGTAAATAATTACTATTTTCTTCGTATTTAAAAGTCGTAGCAGTACCAACAATTGAAGTGGATACTGTTGTTGTTACTATTCCTACTGAAGAATTGCCACCACGGGCTCTTCCTCTATCTATATCATTTTGTGTAAATTGATATTTAAAAAATGTTGGATAAACACCATCAAAGTGCCTTTCTTGAAAAAACTGAACGGCATCGTCTACAAGATCTTCTATCTGCTCATCGGCAACATTTATCTCCAAAACTGGCGCTCCCAGTTTTCTCTTACAATAATCTATCAGTTCTTGCCTAGTAGATGGTTGCGCCATTTACATATACCTCTCATATTATTTATGGTGCGGAGGAAACACCGGCATAAACCAATATGTTTCCGTTAACTATATTATAAATTGTTGAACCAGAACTAACTAAGATATCATATACGTACCTACCTTCTTTCAAAGATCTAGTTTGAGATGATCCTAGAGAAATTTTAAATTTCCCTCCCGCTTCACTAGTAAATCCAACATTAAAAGTTGCAGCAATAGCACCAGTCGAACCAATAGAAACACTCTTTGCCATTTGAGAAGAACCAGTCCATCCTGTAAAATTGAATGGAGATGATGAAGTATTAACAACATTAAAAGTTGTTTCAAATGTTGATCCAGAGTTTATCGTTAAATTTACTGCATATGGAACTCCTGCTGTTGGATCGAATGTTATTTTTCTAACTGCCATTTGGAATTCCTAAATCCGATACTACTTCTTGTTGTTTTAAGTATAATTTAAAATAACACTTTGCAATGTTTTTTAAATCATTAACATCATCTATACTATCTATTTCATTTGAAAATTTAAAATACTCAAAACTTTTTGTCAGATTTTTTAATTCTATAATTTCAGGATTCATTTCCATCAACCATTCTCCTAATAAGCATTTTGATTTCACTCAAATCATCCTTCATCATAGCAATTTCATTTTCCAATTTCTGTATCTTTTGATTATCTTTATTTTTAGCATCACGCTTTGAAATATATTCTTCATACTCAGATCTACTGTTATTGATAATAGAATTTGATGAGGGATCTCTTAAAAAATTATCATATCCATTAATTTTTAAATAATTCATAATTATGCTAATGATATAACTCTTAGATTTTTCATTCTAGGAACGTATGCTTGACTTGTAGATGTCATAAGAATTTTTATTCTATAACTTCTAAATGATGGAAGTTGATCTGCAGTAAATGTATATTCTTTATAGTCAACTTGATTTGGAGATAATCCCAAGATAGATGAAGGAGTTACAAATGAATCAGGCAATCCATCATTATTTTCAAAATTAATTATTTGTTTTTGGGAATTTAAGTTATTATATCCAGGGAAAGGAATGTAAATGGGATCAAAGTTTTCTGACTCGCTAATTGCATAAAATGCTCTAATGTCAGAAAACTGATTTATGTGAGCATCGACTAAAATTTTAATAGATGTTGCAGGATTTTCCAAAATAATCTCTTTTGAGAGGTATTGGAAAGCAGTTGGATCCTGATTTATAGTGTTTACTCTATTATCTGTAGCATAATTTTCTATTACCTTATTAATTCTATTAGAAGTTAAAATTGCGCTTATTCTTTGGGTATCAATAACAGGACTCAATTTTGTATCAACGGTATCCAAATATACCCTCACGTTCATGGATTTATTTCCAGGTAAAATGTCAAGTTTTTCATCTTCGTTAACTTTCGAGCAAATAATTCTTGGACTATCTAAGTAATTGCTCTTATTTAAAGTTATAGATTCGAATCCATTATCTAAGAATGGAACCTCTGTTCCACTTATACTTGATCCAGAAACCGTCCTCATTTCTGCACTTATTGATGTTCCTTGGACGGTAACATTTTGAATCATAGGCGTTACAATCTCAAATGGTATATTTTGAGTAGCTTTTGCTGAGAATCCACCAGATGACTTAGTTTGATTTAAGTATAATTTGGGGAAATCTATTCCGGTGCTTCTATCTATTCCATTTTGAGACATATCAACCTTAATATTATAAGAATCAAAGGTTATTGGATCTACGACTTCAGCATCACCCAAATAATGTGTTGTGTTAATTCTTCTTAAAGAAACCCCACCCAATTCATACTTATACACAGGAGTTCCTGCAGGATAATTCTTTGGATTATTTCCACGAACAATAGTTCCACCTAAAGAACCACCAGATGCTGAAGTGTAAGAAATTACTTCATCACCTATTAAGACATAACCAAGATTTGTAGTTCCAACACCAACATTTTCAAAAGTAGTGAATTGATTACTATCTTGTACAGATATTACTGAAGTTGAGTCTGCGGAATATGGAAGTGTTAATTTCGTTGGTTTAATATCTGATATTGCGTTAGAAATAATGACATAGTTATCATCAAAGTACATTCCATGATTTTGGTGGTTAACAACTATATGTAAACCATCACTCTCAACATTAATGTTGGAAATTTGAACATTTCCGCCAGAAGAGGCATTTAAACTAGTTGTAACTCCAGAGTTGTTAATATATTGGACAGTATTTCCTGTTCCTGCAATAACAAAATCGCCTTGAACATTATCTAATATTAATTCATTTGTACTTGCAATAGAAACCAGAGACAATCTGGCATTTTTGCCTACAGATGCAGCACCAATCGTTGTAATACCCAAAACATCACCAACTTGATATCCATAACCAGAAGAAGCAATAGTAGCGGCTACAGCAACTCCATTTTCGATAGTTATGTTTGCAGTTGCATTTCTTCCATTTCCTGTAATAGATACTAAATCTACACCAGAGAATGTATATGCACCTGAAGAAGGAGTGTAACCAATACCAGAGTTGATAACTCTGAGACTTCCTGTTGCCAATCCAGCATTTCCTACATAATTTCCAGATGCATTAGTTCCCGATTGAAGAATAGTATTGCCTAGAGTTAAATTTGGATCCTGTAAAGATGAGGAAAGACCGATTCTAATCCTTCTAGAATTTAAATTCAGGGAATCTGGTAATAGATTTGCAATTTGATTATTTCCAGATGTTAATTCTGGACTATAAAATTCTACAGATCCATTCTCTACAAATTCTGCTCTGTATAGAGTAAATTTGAGATCTTCCCACTGACTGGCTTCCCATGTAGATGCATTTTGAGATTTAAATAGTGATCCTAAGTATGGTTGATTTGAAATAAATGTTTGATTGATAATATCATTCTCACCAACTCTAGATATGAAAACGTTATATTTTGTCGAATTAGATGCTAAACAAATAGCATATTCTCCACCTCCTTCCAAATAAACGGGTGCTTTAAATTCAAAAGTTGTTGCTATTGAACCATCTGCAGAAACATTTACTTGATCGGGATCTAAAATAATTTCAGAGAATGGTAACACTTTTTGTGTTGGGAACCCATTCTGCATAGTTCTGAGTTGGAATGTGACTGGAATATCCATGTCATCTTTAGAACTAAAGAAAACGTCACATCTAGTTAAAAATACACCTGTTTCGTTATCAACTAAGAAAGATTGGGCAAGAGGATCATACCAACCAATAATTCCCTGTCTTTGAGTTTGAGAAATAACTCTACTGTTTACCAACTGAGTTCCAGTTGTTCTGGAAACTGCTCTTTCTTCAAATTCTTGCTTGTTTTGAATTCTTGCATTTCTTACAGAAATTATATTTTCTTGGACAGTTTCTAAAGTTCCACTAGAAGTAAATCCTTCTTCAGCAATAGTTGTTGCAGAATTCTGATCATTAATATTGCTGTTAGTTAATGTTAATACTTTTGTTCCAGTTTCAAATCTTGGATGATTAAATGTATTTGGGTTTGGAACGTAGAAACTTCCGATAAGAGTTGCAGATATATCAGAAATTAATCTGACATTTGTTATTGTAGCTTGCGCTCCACTTGTTTTTCCAACTAAGGTCATTCCAGACTGAACCCATCCAGAAAATTCTCCTTGTGGTTGATTTGATAATGAATATGTATCAATATTTAAAATATTTGATGTTGATGAATATGTTGATTGTAAAACTTGATTAGTGTAAGGATTTAATGGATAGGTTAAAGTTGGAATATTGTATGGACCTTCCTTATGATTTGATTGAGCAACTCTAAAGGTTATACTTGGTTTTGTGTTTGTTCCATCATTTGGACCCAATCCAATAGAGTTTACAGTTCCAATTACAGTTTCTCCAACTTCAAAAACCCCAGAAACCATGTTAATTTCTAAAAGTTTTGGCACACAATATCTTGTAACATCTATACCATCGAAGAAAGAATAAATTTGAGTAAGTGGTTTTACTTTTTTAGCAGTAAATTGAATATTTCGAGATCTCATAAATTGAATTAGATCTCTACTAATAGTTCTGTCTCCCAAAGAAGTCGTGTCAAATTGTTCAGTAACTACAGTTCTGAGACCTGTTCTTGTTTGGAGTCCGGTATCTCTTACTTCTCTTAAGGTATCTTGAATAACAGAATCTGTTAAAGTGCCAAATATCAATCTATTTGCTCCACCTGGACCTTGACCTCTAAATCCACTTGTTTCAGTTCTCGTTCTTGTTGTTTCAATAACATCTTGTCCGGTCCAATTAGTTTCCCAAGAATTCCATATTATTGGAGAGAATCCAGTTTGTGGATCAACATTTAAAGTTCTTGATGCTAGTGCAAGAGTTTCTGAATAATTACCCTCGGTATTAATAATTTTTGCATCAATTCTAACAGTATCAACCCAAGTGTCAGATGCGGGAACTAGTTCCAAGGAACCCTGCCAGAAACTAATTAGGAATGGAGTTACACTTTCAGTTCTTGTTGCAAATGTTTGACTTAACCACTCTACTTCAGCGTAGTCTAAGGTAATTACGTCTGATGACTTTCTTACATTTATCCCTTCAACTGGAGCAAAAAGTAAATCTTCTGTTGGATCGACATCGGTAACAGGACCTGGAATTAAATCTATTGATGTTGTATAATGCTTAGGTCTTGCTTCTTTATTTTTAAAATCTAGACTATTTTGGAATGAAACAGATTCTTCTTGTGGGAGCAAAGAAGTAAAATTATCTACAAAAAATCCAGATTTAAATCTATTAAGTCCAGCTGAGTCTGGAATGAAAAGATTTGCAGTATTAGTCTCTAATAGGGAAAGAGAAGTATAGTATTCTAAGTTTTTAATCCTGTTCTCAAGATTTTTAATATCAACCATTCTATATCTCTTATAATCCAAGAAGTTTATTGAAGCATCTGATGTATTATAGAGATATGGTGGTAAGTATATAGATGCAATTTCTAGTGCATCATCTACTGATACTGGTTTACTTGGATTTTCCGCTGGTGTGCCATATTTAACTTGGAACTTTCCATCTTTTGTTAGATAAATTCTATCTATTCTTCCAAGATAGAATGAAAATGTAGTAATAATAGATTCGTCCGATGCTAAAATATTCGATGCAGAACTTCCAGATGAATTGAAGGTTCTTCCATAAAATTCTAGTGGAGATCTATTATTTTCTACAGTAGTATAATTAGAAACCCTTGGTCTGATATCAATTAACTCTGTATTTCTAATTCCATTTACCGTTTGAATCTCAGTATCAAAATCAAAAGTATTGTATGAGTTTATAGTCGTAATATCTCCATCATCAGTAGACTGATAATATCCACTTGAGAAATATACTTTTATCTTTTTACTTGCTGGCTCAGACGTTGATTTTCTATTTAAAGTTCCATATCCATAGAATGATCCTTGCTGACCATTGTCAAAAGTATAATTGAAAGATGAATTGAAGCTAGGCGTGTCGAGAGTTGTTATAATTGCTTGTACTTTAGACTCTTCAAATAATAAGTTTTCTCCCTCTAAGAATCCAGTTTGATTTTTTAAAATATATGATATTTGCGAATCTGTTAGTCTTTCTGCAACTATACCAATAGCACCAGAATTTTGCCCTACAAATTTTTCTCCTATAATTAGATCACTAGTTTTTGATGTTGGTCCACTTAATGAGGATAAAATTGCTGTTGGAGCAGAAGGGTTAGAAGTATCTAAAGATTCGTATACTGCATGAATTTCTATAATGTCTGGGACATTTAATGAAATCTTATCGTCTTGAACTCTAGTTCCATATGGATAATTTCCATAAGTGAGACCATCATTTAGAGTGGTTGCACCGACTCCAGAAGACTCAAGAATTGACTTATCTATAACGATAGATGATACTCTGTTCTTTAATTTTTCTTTTACCTTTGGTTTTATCTTTCTTACGGTTGTGACCAAAGTTGCACCAGTATCATTCTCTCCAATATTATAGATTTGAAGTTGCGTTCCACCTGTTTGAATTTGTACTCTATCTGACGTTAAAACTTCAGTTTTTCCATTGGATCTAATAAGAGAATATCTTTCCTCATCAAAAGGCATGAAAGTTTCATTTTCTCCGGCAGAAACTAGAGTTGTTAACTGATTCCCTGAGATATTAACAGTATATGTTTTTCTAATTATTATATTTGCATTAGTTAAATCTACATTTGAGATATTCTGTTTTGGTAATCTAGTGTATAAAGTATTATCTGAAGATGTATCTAATTGAGTAGTTATGACTTTTAAATCTGATACTGAAAGTAAAGATGTGGGTAGTTGACCTTGAACTAAACCACTAACTGTAGTTACTCCAACAATAGAAATAGAAGTTGCTCCTATACTCACAATTTTAGCAACAACTGGTTCAGAGAACAAAGGACTGCTATACTGGACTAAACCTCCAACTTTAGCAATTTTGCCGGGAAAAGATGGGTTAGTACTAGTAACAGTGCTTACCCCATTAAATCCACTTATCGTAGAAACTCCAACATAAAATGCATCTGATTGGATTACATCTGCAGTAAAAGTCGATGCAGACCCAACAATACCATAAACAGATTTAATATCGCCAATACCGTAAGAAGTTACTGCTACAGATACTCTTGTATCATAAATTCCATTAATAATAAAAGACTCATTTGTAATAAATTCTCCAGATTTTTGGTATACTGATAATGTAGTTTGATTATTAACAGCGTCCTTTAAAAATGCAAATGATCCACTACTTCTTCCTTGTATTGTTGATGGCACTGGAAGAGTTATTGGTTCGTTTAAAGTTATTTCTGATATAGTTTGCACATCATATAGAGAAATATTCCACTGATTTAAATTAGAATTAGAAGCATCATATGATCCAGACTCTAATCTAAAATCATAAACTCTTGCAACACCAATTTCTTTTCCGGGAGAAGTAATTGATGAATATCCAACTCTTTCATCTCTTAGACTTAAAATATATGTGTTTCCTATGCCTATAGTTGGAAAACCAAAAACTCTATTAAGAGAAAGTGTTGATCCAGTATTGTATGTTAATGACTGATTCTCAAGAGTTTTTGTTGTTCTTGGTTTTTGTAAATCTAAGAAGGTTGGAGAAATAGTTTCAACTTCATATCCCTTTACGAAAGCCTTACCTGGAGAAACTTGATATAAAGCTAAGTTCTCAGAAGGTGTTGATCCTCCATAAGTAAATTGACCTGCATTAAAAATTCCATTATTGCCTAATCCATTATTTAAGGATTCTTTTACAGATAAGCTAAATGGATTTACATAATAATCTCCAGATTCTGAATATGTTCTTCTTGCAAGTTCATCTGCGATAATATTATATTCCGTAGATGATTTTTGTGATCTTAATACTCCATTATCTATCGTTGCCAGTTCAATAAAGTTGTTATCGTCATAATCTCCCAAAGACTTTTTGAACAACGATACTGATATTTTTAATCTATCTGCGCCTGGAGCAGCATAGTTATTAAAACCTTTTGAATTATCATTAAGAGACTCATCAATATCTGAATTTATGATCTCTTCATTAACAAAAAGACCAACTCTATAACTTGGCGTATTATTATACTGGTCTAAAATTAATGTTTCAGTATTTACATTTACAAATCTTCCTCGAATAAAATAAACCCCGTTTGTGATACTAAATGCAGATCCAATGGATGTGGAATTTGAAATAATTGTAGAAGCAAAAGCATTTCCAGAAGGAATGGTTGCATTACCCAAAAGTCCTGAAGTAATAATGGTATCGGATAATAACAGTTCTCCGTCAGAAAATTGTTGTGTTGAATTATTCTGAGAATTTGACGCAAGATAATTTACATATAGTGTAAGATTACCTCTCTCGGATTCTTGGGGAAAAAGAACTTTATCAACAACTGCAGTTACTCCTGAGGTTGAACCTGTTATTTTTGTGCCAATTAACTGTTCAGCATATGCGGAGACTGGAACGCCTAGATAGGTATTTTGAAGTTCTACTGCATAATAGAGAGCATTATATCCAGTGTTTCCTGGAATTACCTTTGCGCCTTCTTTAAAGAAATGCTGCCCAAACCTTTCAATTTGACTTTGTAATATGGACTGTAGAGTTGTTAATTCTCTTGCTTGTACAGGATATCCTGGTTTAAAAAGAACCTGATAATATTCTGAATTTGCATCAAAGTCATCAAAATAAGGTGAAACATTAAGGTTGGTTACTTGTGCCATAGTTTTTTAGAACTGCAATATAACTTTGATGTCTTCTTTTTGGTTTGAGGATCTTGTTATTGATGGTCTGTTATCAACATAAATGATATTTCCAGAATATTTTTTGACTTCTGGATTTGATAAACCATTTGTAAAAGATTGTCCAAGATAGTATGTTCTATTATTTATTACAGTTGACAGACCAGTAAAACTAGTATTAATTGACAAAGTATTTCCACTACCACCTACGATTTGCAAACTGCCACCAGTTGATGGACTACTAGTAAACTCTACTAAGTCATATCCATATGTGGGATTGGTTAAAGATGTTCCCACAGTATTGAAACCAGATAAAGTTCTGTCTTGCCAATATTTTAATACAGCAGTGGTCTGGTCATAACTAATTACTTTTCCCGCAGCAGTAATACCGGTTCCAACTGTCTGAGTTATAATCGAATCGGGAGTAAATGATGCTGTGCTATATCCAGTTCCAACTAATTTAATTGCATAGCATCCACTTGCTTTATCTAGATTTAAATTTTGATTAGATCCAAAAGATTCGGGATTTTCGATAACACCAACTCTAGATATTTGGTTTCCTGTAATAAAATCTGGATTTTCTTCATCATTTTCAATTCTAGAGTATAGTAGAACATTATATGCTCCCAACTCTCGATAAATGTCAGCGCCATGCCCTCCTTTTGGAGAAATAATTACATCAAAAGATGGTCTTGTTGATCCAGTAGGAACATTTCCCGAAACCAAATCTACGTTTCCATATGTATATCCTGACCCTTGATTTGAAACCGTTATCGATTCTATTTTTCTATCGTTGTCAATCACAATAGTACATTCTGCACCTGTACCATCTCCACGAATAGGAACTCTTGTATAAGTTCTATTTGCGGTTCCTAAACCAACTCCTCTATTTGTAATTGTTACTATTTTTATAGAACCATCAACAGCATTATCTCTTACGGCAGCATTTTCGGTGGAAGTTTCCCACTCGGTGGGAACCGGCATAAAATCAGTAGATTCGAATTTTACGATATCTGCTGGTTTAATTGTATAAAGGTATTTCCAAATGTAACCATCACCACTACTCCCTGCTGCCCTAGGTTCTAAATCAGTAAAAGTTGGTTCATCTAAAGAAGGTTTCCCGTTTGGAGTTTCTGGAGAAGTTCCATTTTGTAAGCAAATATAAACTCTATAATCACTATTCAAAACATAATAATTTGCTGAATATAAATTCGTTGCACCTGATACTTTTGCAGTATTTGATCTTGTATAGTCATGCCTATACATATCATATGTTGTACCAGAATTCCACATCAATTTCCTAACAACTTGACGTGTATTATCAGGAGTAATCTTTTTTAAGGCAATAATAGTATCCCAATAATTATTTTCCTCGTCAAAGCTATCTTTTGGTGATGGTGGGTTAATATCCCAATCACTTTGTATTGATGTTGGATTTGGTAATCCTATAAAAGAATAATAAGAGTTTGTGGAGGTTTTGACTCCAGCAACAAAGTTCTTAGCATTTAATATTCTAATTTGATCAGTTATTATGGCTGCCATTTTGTGATTCTTTTATGTATTTATTGGAAAAAATAACAAACAGATTATATATTTGTTATATAAACCATGCCGTTCCCCATGGTATTAATACCGGATGGTGATGATGTAGAATATGTTGAACCCCTAACATCTATTAAGGCAGATCCTAATCCAAATACATCAAATGGTGTATTGCCAGTTATTGTAGAACCTCTAGCATTAATAAATCCTCCATATCTTATACTCAATCCTGCTCCAGCATTACTTCTAATAGTACTATCAGATACATTTACACTACCACCGTATGCAACACTTACCCCAGCACCAAGATTGGATGAAGAAACTCCTGCTCTAATGTCTAAAGTTCCTCCACTGTCTATACAAAATCCTGCTCCCCCATTAAATCTAGATTTGCAAAGAATTCCTCTACCATTACCAGTATTATCAATTTGATATCCGGCACCACTATTATTACTTATAAATGATGCTCCGTTCCTAATACTTCCATTGTAATTTACTCTCATTCCAGTTTTACAATTGGTAACGGTAACCTCTTGGGCAAAAACATACCCACCATATCTAACAACAATACCATTTTGCCCAAAATTATGAATAGCAACGGATAATCCCAAACCAATCATACCACTAGCGCCACTATCAGCAACTCCTACAGTCACTCCATTTGCAAAAGTGGTTATTCCATCACCAACTAATAGCATGTTATCAACAACTATTCCACCATTACCTCTGCATCTTAACCCGTCACATTGGTTAAATCTCAATACAGTATTATAAAATGAAGTCAATAATCCAACGTTATAAAGTTGTGATGCTGCTGTATTACTACTAATACCTGTAGGACTTCCAATTAAAGATTCGTTGGGTTTAGGTCCTGTCGTCGATTCTCCTAATATTTTTATTAGGTTTCCCTGAGGATGTTCCAAAGTCAGAGGTGTTGAAGATACGTATTCTCCATCAGACAACTTAACCTCAACTGAAGATTCATTTTGAATCATTCTTGTCGATAACCACTCCATGGCTTTTTGAGGTGTAGCCCAAGGATTTGTTGAAGTTCCTGTTCCAGTCGTGTCACTTCCCGTCGTACTAACATAAAATGTATTATTTCCGATAAGGACTCCTAGATTAGGATCATTTAATGTGCCATCAAAACGTGTTGCGCTAATAATACCACTGGAAGGATTGAGAGTAATACCTGCACCAACATAAACTCTATCTAAAAATGTTGATACTCCTGTTACATTTAGGTTGACTACATTAAGTTGTGAATTTAAATTTACATCACCTGTAAATGTTGATACTCCCGTTACATTTAGGTTGACTACATTAAGTTGTGAATTTAAATTTACATCACCTGTAAATGTTGATACTCCGGTTACATTTAAATTATTAAAATTAGAACCACCTTCCGTACTTATTCCAGAAATAGAGGCAGATACTGTAGTAATTCCAGATGCAAATGTTACATTTATATTATCTCCAAAATTAATAGTAGAAGCAGTTCCGAGAGTGCTGTTGTTATCCTTAACTACTATTCCAGAATTAGTAGCAACAACACCAGTGAGAGAAGAACCATCAATAGCAGGAAGAGATCCTGTAAGTTGTGATGCTGGGATACCTGTAAGTCCTGAAGCAGATCCAGAGAAAGTAAATGCAGTAACTAAACCAGAAATTTTTACATCACCTTCAACTGTAAGTGATGATGTTGGGATCGTAGATCCTATCCCAACTTTTCCTAAAGTATTAATACCCGCAGAATTTTTATTCCAAACGCCAGATGTTAAATTACTACCATCACCAAAATAGGAATATACTTCATTAAAGTTTGAATTTATCTTTATACCACCAGCAAGAAGAGAATCACCATCTCCCGCATCTGGTGCTGAACCGGTATTAATTCCCAACTTTGCCATTTTCTTTATCTCTAGTTTTTAAATATTTATGACGATGTGTAATTTTTATATCTCAAAGGAGATTCTCTATTCACTAAAGCTGAGGTGCTTATTCCCCCAACTCCTCTATTTCCATAGAAATTAAATGATTGAGTTTTACCTCTAATATCTAAGAAAATTTTCCCCCAACTATAATTTCCGATATAATTTTCTGTAAAATATTCGGAAGAATTATATGTAGAACCACTATCATCAAATGATATCCAAGTAGAATCAAAACTAAATGCAGTAGAGTCAAATGAAACTGTTCTTGAGGTTATAAGTGAATTTATATTATTGAGTTTTATTGAAACTCTATTTACATAGGTTAATCCTATTCCTGGTAAAGATTTTTGTATTACTTGAGAATCCACTACTTGATATACATTATCAATAAACATAGTTCCAATACCGATTAGATTATTACTAATATCTAAGGAATTTGAGGAAGTAGATGCAACTCCTACGTTTGAGTTATATACTACAAAGTAGTCTCCAACTGATAGTGAACTTACAGTAACTGCAGTCCCAGTTATAGAAGAATTTCTAAGGAAAGATTGTAGTGGAATGAACAAATCAATTGTAACTACATCTACTGATGATATTGTAGTAGTTCCAAGACCAACAATAATTCCAGAATCACCTTGGTATTCTAATGTTTCAACGGTTTCTTTTATAGAAATTGGAGATTCTATGAGTATTGTTGGTGGATTTGTTTGAGTATATCCAAATCCAGGATTTGTAATAGATATTGAAGTTACAATACCTGCAGTTATAGATGAGACTAAAGTTGCAATTCCAGAAGTTCCAACTCCAACAGGATAACCAATTTTAACTATTGGATTTGTAGAATATCCAACACCACCGTTATTAATAATAATTGACGTTATTGTTCCAGCAGTGGAAACAATACATGTTGCAGTAGCACCAACTATTAAATCTTGCGATATAACAGTTACTTTATTTTGAAAATCTAGTGATGAAGAACTTTCGTTATTAGGATCAAAGAATGGTCTTATGTTATCGACATATATTATAGTTGATCCAAGTCCAACAGGTTGAATAATATATGAAGATGGGAAAATGAGGGATTCATAAAGTTCTCTATCTTTTCCAACTTCTTTGGAGTTTATGATCTTATCTTCAGTTTGTCTACACCAAACTACAGGTCTTAGTAGATTTGGATTTTCAGTATTTCCGGGCCCAAAGTATGGATTGGTGGATACAATGTCAAGAGAATCAATATTTGTTACAATTCTTTCTTCTTCCTGTAAAGAAGATGGTTGACCAATCGAAGAATCGTATCCAATTGTCAGATCATCGCCAATTTTTACAGTCTCTAAAATTTGTCTATCAACTACATCAATACCAGAACTTCCTTTATAAAATATAATTTTTGAACTATCTCCAGATTTTGGAGCTTCTGTAAAAGTTATTGTACTGCCTCCCTCAAAAATATAACCTTTACCCGGAACTTGTAAGATATCATTAATAAAGATTAATAATGTTGCTTGAACATCAATATTTGATCCAGGAGCAGATTTAATTGGGAATAATTCTCCGTTTAAAGATAATGGGAAATTAACTCTAAAACCATCAAATAGAGAATCATAATTATCAAGAACCTCAAGTTGACCTATTGACCAACCAGTAAATTTATCATTAAAAATACTTTGAATTGTAATCTCAAAATCTGCAAAACCCGAACTAGAAGTGGTAGGAATTCCTGTTAATCCTCCAGTTTGGATTGTTAAAACTTCTCCCTGACCATAACCATAACCGGTATTTGTTATTTCAAAATCAATTATACTAGATCCTTGTCCAACAACAATATCAATTTTTGCTTGTGTTCCTAGTCCAGATGTTGAGTTCTTGTATATTAGCGGTATATTTGTGTATGGGAGAGGATCTTCAATAACAACATAAGTTTCATTAAAAGCTACTGGATTTGTAATATAAACTGGTTGAACTACATGTCCGTCAGAAATAGTAGCTATACCTACATGAGTTATTGAAGATATTCCAACTGAGCTAGATCCAATACCGACATTTACAAATCCCACAGGTAGATCATCAATTGAAATAATAACTTCAGTATTACTTGGAATAATATATTGAGAAGTATTTCCTACTCCGATAGTAACTGTAGTTGATCCAAAAGAAGTTATAGTTGCTGAAGAAATATATGTTCCAATACTTACATTGCAATTTGAACCAGTATTTGTTAATTCAAGAATCTTAAATATACTATTTTCATTATTAATTGTTAAAATTGTCGATCCAGATCCTATAGAATTTGATGTATTTGATATTACTTGATAGTTTGATGTAGATCTGTATCCAGAACCACTGTTTCCAATACTAATATTGGATAATGTCCCAGCTATGGAAACTACTGCTGTAGCACCTGCAGACACTAGTGGTTGATATCCAAATCCTTCAAATGATCCTACAGAGACTATAATGCCTCCAATAGGAATATTTGCTGTATTTGGATCATATGAAACCGAAGATGCTGTTCCCGTAAATGTTATGGAGGTAATACCAGAATTTTCTGATAATACATAATCATAGTTTTCTCCCGGACCTTGGAAAACATCATTTATCAATATAACTGCATTTTCTTGATAAACGTCAGTAACATTAGAACCCTGAGATTTTAATGTAAATGTTTTGTTAAGTCCATTAAAGGATGCAGACATATCATCATAAACATAATTTTTAGCATACGTGGATTCGGTTCCATTAATTTCTCCAGATCTCATAAAAGATCTTCCTTGGAATTTAGACCCAGTTGTGATGCCTACCCAATCTCTACTATCTGGAGGATTTGTTGTAGATGAAATGGGAATATTTCCATATGGAGCTTCAACAAAGTTGATAATATTATCTACAATATTGTAGTTACCAAAAACTTTATTAACAGTCGCTCCAGTAGAATAACCAGCAACCGTTGTTCCCATCCAAGGTCTTCTAACTCTAATGGCGTTAGTTGAACCAATCCCAACACCATCAACTCGCATAATCTCACTACCAATTTTTATAAGATCGCCAGCATAAAAAGATGATATTCCAGTAAAGTAAATAATATCATCTGTTGTAAGTGCTGCTTTGTATAAAGTTGTCTTAATTTGAGTTTCTACAATAGGAGATTGAATAATATTATCAATAGCAACAATCACCCTCTGGTTTTGATTAGTGGATGTGAATGTATGAGATGTTCCAATTCCAACACTAGTAATGTCAAGTACCTTAGGTACAGTTTTTAAAGCATCCTCTGCTGTTGCCGATATTTTAATTGTACTATCGTTTAATTTAACTGCATATAAAGTGCTTGGTAACTTATCTGTTGTCCCTATGCCAACAAAAGAAGTTGTTCCTATACCAATTGCATCCTCTGTCCCATTTCCACCAAAAGTATATCTAATTTCTTCCCCAGTTACAAAGAAATGATTTGCTATTGTAATAGTATTTTCTTCAATATTAACTATGTTAGGGTCAGATCCTAAGAAGTTTCTTTGGAATACTGGATTTGAATTATTTGTTAGATTGAATGCTCTTTTAATATCTACATCTGTACCAGTATATGTTCCAAAATTAGTTTCTAATGCACTATTGTTCAGACCATAAAAATCTAACGTCTTTTCATCATCTTCATATCTGAGTGCATTCATGTATGATTTAACTTCAACTGAAATACCTGGTAATGGGGTAAATGTCAATTGTGCTAAAGAATTTGCTGCGGTTTTTATTCCTACAGACCCTAAAGAATTAAATGTTTCAACATTTCCAAATTCTGTGGCATAAGCATTAATGCTACTATCAACTGCAACAACTTCTGAGATTTGATATCTATTATTTGTTAAATCTGATACCTGCAATATAAAGTATGCAGATTGATATGGCTCTACAATTTCACCAATAACAGTTTCTGTGGGAGAACCTGAAGATGCAATAAAAGTGGAACGAGATTCTATTCTTGCATGTTTCATATCAAATGTTCCAATTCCAGTAGATCCTGGATATGCAAAGAATATTCCTAGTGTGTTAACAGTTGCTCCAACTCCCACGTTTGGAACAAAATTAACATTTAAATTAGATCCAGAAAAATAGGGATAGTATGTACCCAAACCTGTTGGGCCAAAAGTATCTAATGAATTATTAGATAAAGTTCCATAACTGAGAAGTTGAATTTCGCTGCCATCATGAACTATATTTAATTCTTCATACAAATGTCTTCCATTATTGTCCGATATTTGTACTAAAACTTTGGCAGATGAGCATAAAGTTGTTGCAATACCAACTATTCCCGTTGAAGTTCCTGATGGAACAATAACGCTTGAAGATGCAATACTTACAAAGTTTCCAATAGAGGTACTACCAATTCCATTATAAACTGATTTCAAATCATATGCTAAAGAAGTTATATCATAGTCATTTATTTCATATTTTGTTGGATAAAATTGTAAAACTCCCTCAGAACCATCGATTGAAAAATCAAAACTACCTAAATCACCTAAAGTTTCTACTCTTCCATATTGATTAATATATCCTCTTCCATTATCATCATGTAGTAGTGTGACAATTAATATTTGTCTTTCATCAGAATATCTCCTATCATTAACATAAGTAATATATTTTTGAGATCTTGCATCTGATAAGTAAAATCTATGTGCCTCTGAGTATCTCGTTGGTCTTGGAAAACTATTAAACTCGCTACTTATATCATCAAATACCAAAACCCTATTTCCAATAGATTCTGAATAATCTGATAAAATTTTACTATTAAAACTTATTTCATCAGAATATAGACTTGAACCAATTCTTAAAGAATTTTCCTTTACTAAATCAAAATCGTATACACAATTTAAGTTGACAACACCCTCCATATCTACAACCACATCTACATTAGAAGTATTAGTTGTTTTTACTTCTAAACTATTGACAGTACTGTTTTTTTCTATGAAATCTTGATTATAAAGAAGTGAAGACTCCAGTTGATAATCTCCAAATTTTTTAAATCCTGCGGTGTGATTAAGGGTGCTAACTGCATCATCCCATGTTTCATATGGAATTTCGGATTTTAGCGAATAAGAAAAATTCTGATAATAATCATTATCTGGCATTCTTTGGATTTGATTGTTCAAAAATCCATAATCAAAATCCCATCCATTTTTAACAACCGAAAAATAATTAAGATCGTAGTTGCAGTCAAAATTTTCATTTCTTACTATCAGACCACGAGTATTGGATGAAGATCCTTCAAGAATATCCCCAACTTCAAAGTTTTTTGTGCCTTCAACTTTTAATAGAAGATTTTTATTGTCCCATTTTCCAACTATACCAGAAACCCCTCCACTAGTTACAACTTCTCCTTCCTCAAAATCATTGTTTTTCAATACAGATATAAACTGTGGGAAGTATTTTTCCGGAATAATTCTTCCAGAAGAATTTACACTATCATAATTTCCTGGATACTCATTTTCCTTTAAAATTCCATCAAGACTATATGTTACTATTCCAATACCTCCATAATTTGGAGATACTGATTTTATTGTAAACAATCGATAATCATAATCCGAAGAATTAAAACCTTTAGCAGTTGATGCAATTCCTACACTAATATTTTCTATTAGAACCTTATCATTCACATTAAATGGAAATGTGTTTAATGTGCTAAAACCAACAGAAAGAAAAACAGTTACATCATTTGATGTAGAATTGTATCTTATACTAGAAATTCCAACACCATTTGAATTGTGAATTGGCAAAATCGTAGGAGTAACTCTTGAAATACCAAAAGTATTTTTTAAGATTTCTACTCTATTACTTTGTAAATCAAACTTTAAATCTACTTCTGGAACAACTTTTTTAGATAGTCCATCAATAACAATTAACTTAGGTGGAACTGAGTATCCATATCCAAATGAAGATATGCCAATATAATCAAAGGATGTAAATGGATTAATTTTTAATACTTGTGGTAATTTGGCATTGGGTCTTAAAGTAAAGTCTGATGGATAGTCAAATCCAATATCCTTTATATTAATAGTTTTAATTTTTCCAATATTATTTGTTAATGGATTTAAAATGGCACCACTACCATATTCAGACACTATGTTTGAAATAACTGGTAGAGTTGAATAATTTTGTCCTTTATTTCTTAAATTTATTTGAGAAATAGAACCAAACGCTGTTTTAGAACTAGTATCATAACTTAATAAAGATTCATTCGATTTATATAAATCTAATTCTGGATAACTTGGAATTTGATATGTAAATGTTGATGCTGTTGAAACCGTTATTTTATGTGTGCCACTATAATCACTATATCCAACGTCTATTTTACTATAACCAACAATCTCATCATCAATGACAATATTTAATTTCGATTCTGGAATTGAACTTATATTTATTGGTACTAATTTGTAGTATAACGATTCGGGTGTGTATTGATTAACTTTTAATATTACTTTAGCATCTGTAGTAACACCAACGACACCTTCCTTGGTAATGTCAAAGATGTTACTATTTCCGCTACTTTCATATTTTTGGGTAAAGTTAGAATCTATATAAAATTCTAAGTTAAATGATGGATAAAGATTTGTATTTTGTAAGTGGGAGAGTGATGAATCTGACAAATCAAAAATTACAACAGAGTCTTTATAAACCTTAATTAATGGATTAATAGGGCAAATTGATCCATCAACAGAGCTTGTAATCCCTACAGTATTTGGTTTAGGTTGCTGAGACTCATAATAACTATTTGTTAATTTAATTTTATCTTGGTCAACTGTATAAATGTAATAAATTTCATTATTCTTCAGTCCAAAGTTTGGAGAAGATGAAATATAAATTACCTTATCTCCAGTTTTAAATCTGTGATTTTTAACAAAGATGCTGCCATCAACAGTATTAACACCAACAGAACTAAAACTTCTTGGATTAATTAATAGTCTTCTATTGTAATCATTATATTTAACGGTTATTGATGTTGAAATTGATGGACTAACATTAACAAATACCTCATCATCGTTTAAAAGACCATGAGTTTCTCCAACAGATACTGTTACAGTATTTTTTGATATGGTGCCATCGATTACCGATTCGTGGTTGGTTTTAAAACTGTGATAAACACCTGTTCCAATACCAGTAAAATAAAGAGTTGTTGAATTTGTGGTAGTACTTGCAACACCAACAAATGTTCCTGTTGAACCTAAACCAACTTTTACGGTGGATAATCCAATTAAATCATTTGATACCTTTGCAATATAAAATTCATAATTATTTGTTACTGAAAGTGAAGTGGAAATTCCGTCTACTGATGCAGAAAATGGAGTTCCGCTATTTGTTAAATATGTAACTAAATCACCAGTTTCAAATCCATGGTCCTTTAGATATATTGTTCTGGTTGGTATAAAGATTTGTGTAATACCTGCCCCAGGATTTGAAAATCTAATGGTTGTTCCTATACCAACTCCAGAAACACTTCCAAGTGCTAAAGATTCTGATGGTGAAAAATAAATTTCCTTATTTCTTCTATATTCATAAGTAGTTTTATATCCAACATTTATTGATACTTTTCTTGGATTTTCATATAAAACCGATGTAGCAGAGTGAGAAGTTCCTACAGTTGAATCAACTGCTCTTAGAACTCTTATCCTCGAAGAAAGACTATCAACATTTAAAACTTTAACTTTTTCTTGACCTACGGTTAGAATATCATTTTCTCTTATACTTGAGTTATTAAAGTTTGCATTAATTGCAAAGTATGTAACAATACCAGTAGAAGTGACGCTACTAATTGAACTCTTAAGAGAATATGTATTGCTTGTAACACCTATAGTGTAAACACCTTCAACAAAAGAAGATGTTGTACTTAATCCAGATATCGTTATAATATCTTTATTATTAAAATTATGTGGATTGGGGGAATATCCTTCAAATAATCCCAAACTACTATTTGGATAAAATTCAAAACTAGATACTTTACTTGTTGATATTGAAATTTGATTGATACTCTTCCCACCAACTCTAGAAACCTCCGCAATTATTCCATATCCACCACTCTCAGTTTCATCAAATATAATTTTATCACCAACTTTATAATTTGATCCTCCGGTCTCAATACCAATATTTTGTACAGAACCTGTTGTGGAGTATGATACCTCTGAAATTTGTTCTTTTATTTTATTTGAAAATACAAGGTAATC